AAACCAATCTTTCTTATCTGGCTTGATTGACCTTGACCATGGAAGTTTAGCCCATCCAGTTGGCCATGTACCATCAGCATATCTATACCACCAACCTTTAGCATTATGTACCCATTGTTCTTTGAACTTAGAATTATATGGAACTTCCATAGTCTTTGTATTGCTTCCTTGCTTAAACGTTATCTTCCCATTACCTGCATAAATGTAGATGTCTTCATTCTGCATCCAAACAACAATCTTTTGTTGTACAATTCTTGCAGATCCAAACTCAGTCCAATCAGTTGTACCCGGACCATCTTTCTCTACACAAGATTCAATGGCAATAATAACACCTGCTTCTTTTGCTGCTACTGCATTACTGTAACTAAAATTATTACCATGATGTGATACTGTAATCCATACGATAAATTTAGTCTTACCAAACTTCTTTTTGAAATAAGCAATTGCATCTTTTGGATTATCTGGACCATCACCAAAAATAATACCACTGAGTTCCGGACTACATAATACTAAAGAACCGTTATTGACGTAGTTCCAAGCATAAGTGTCATCCTTATCAGCACTCTTTGGCTGATTACGATAAACGTGCCAAGATATGTCTTCAAACTTAATAACATCACCATGATCTACAAAAAGTACATGAGTACCTCTTGCTTGTAACCAACGAATCAAAGCTAATAAATTATCTGAATCTTTTCTTGACTCTGCATTACCACATTTGATAGAATCAATATGATAGCTTCTAAATTCTTTGATCTTTATACCAGCATTTACACAATCATAGAATCCACCATAATGATCTCCATGAGCATGTGTGGTAATTGCTAAATCAATTTGATTTATGTTCTGTGACTTCAACCAATTGATTATACGTTTTGTTGGTTCACCACCTTGAAACATATCAACAGCCATTACTTTACCATTAATGATAAATACAAGTCCTTCACCTTTTCGCTCATCTGTAGTATTTGGTGGTAAAGTGATCTGGGGAAAATATCCAGTAAGAGCCATTACTCTTCATCCTCCTCATAAACGTGCTCTTCTCCTTCACCAATATGTGCAGCATCAGTAAGACCTTCACCAATGATATAAGCAACAACTGCTGCACCAGCCATAATGATCGCTGCAACCTGTTTAGCTTCTTCCGTAGTCTTACCACAAGCAACTAAAATAAGTGTTACAAAAGCACATACAGCCAACCAAAACTTTCTACTAGTCAACTTACGCTTCCAATCAATATTGCTAACGAGTTCTGCAATATCCTCTTCTCTCTCTTCATCTAAAATATCTTTATTTCCCATCATTACCTCCTTATCCAGTTTTGCTATAGTATTCTCTACCTTTGAAATCTGCTATTGTCACCATATCTAATGCATACCATATAGCACTAAATGTATGAGGATCAATATTAAACTCATCATAGATCACATTTCCTTTAGCATCCTTCTTATATGTTAGCCATCTAAGCTCTCTTATTGTGTTCTGACACTTTGGACTTATTACTATACTTTCTATTCTCTTTATCTTTCTTGTATTACTAAGTCTTGAACCAGCAAACTTATTTCTACATGCTCTAATCGTAAAACCACTTTGACGATAATAGCTTATTGCTTTTGGATCTTCATTATCAGCAACAATCGTCTTATTGTATCCTTGTCTATTATAGTATTCTATCCTCTCTTTAAGCTTCTGCATCTTTGGTAACTGAGCAAACTTATCATCGGTAATCTGATTACGATAGATCTCATCCCAAATATACAGAACACTCTTCTTCGTATCCAAAGACATACATACAACAGCATTGAAGCTTTCTTCAAAACCAAAGTCAAATCCAAAGTACATATTCTCGGGACCCAATTCATCAATGTGTCTCTTAAATACTTTTGCATTCTCTGCTACTTTTACCTGAGGAAGTACTCTTGTTCCAGCAGCACCAAACTTTCCCCATCTTGCTACACCATAAAGTTGTCTATCATAGTTCTTGATTCTATCCAGTCTCTTAAGATACTGCCAAGGCAACCATGGATTATCTGTTGGAACACTATGATGATAATAGATGCCATTTTTCACAATACATCTTTTCTCATACAGTTCATCAGGATTCAGTATTATTGTTTCTTTTCCTTTGTCATCTAACTGTACAAAGAAATGTCTATATACCCAATTCTCAAAACCAACAGGATTGCAACTAAGAATAAAGTGCATACTTAGCTTTGGTGTTCTGATACGTCCTTGTAATTCTTCATAAGCACTAAACTTTATTTCACTACATTCTTCTATCCAGACTATACTTACACCATTGATAGATTTTACCTTTTCAGTATTGTCTAATCCTTTGAATATGATTTCTGAACCATTAGGAAATTTGAATCCTAGAGGACTCTTACAAGCTAAGACTTTATTTGGCTTCTTCTTAAAGATGTATCTATCCTCTGTCAATAGTTCCATATCATCAAGTATCTCACAGAACAAACTATAGCAGCTTTCTTTGATCGTATCAAATACTTGTCTTACTACTAGAACTTTTCTTTTCTCTTCAAAGAGCTTTAAGATTATTTTGAATGCTATCTGATAAGACTTACCTGATCCATATCCACCAAGAAGCAAATACGTTTCATAGTCCCAATCAAAGACAAACTCTTCAAAATGTCCTGGTACTTGCTTTCTTATCTTTCTTACATTGAATGCTGGCATCAGTTCTAATCCTCATCTTCCCAGTCTTCAGGCCAATAGTCTAAATCATTATGATTCTCTGTTTTTGAGTTTTCTTTCTCTACTTTTCTTTGTTTTTGAGTTGTTTCTTCATTTTTCTTTAATGTTACAGAAGTATTGACACTATCTTGCCATTCTTTATCTTCTTCTGTTTCTACTACTGTATCCTTATCTCCATTCTTAGAAGCTCTTGTAACAGTAATGCTAATAGACGAATCTTTATCTGATAACTCATCTATCAAACTGTTTCTACCATTCATATTTCTCCATTTATCTGGTCTTCTGTTATAGAGCCATGTCTGACATGCATTGACATTAGGAGGAACGTCTTTCGTTACTGTCTGAATAGTATTCTCTACTGTCTTTCCATTTCTAAGAGTTGTTATTACTGTTACTTCTTTTGTTCTGTATCCTAAAGCTGCTTTTAGTAGACTGTTTTCAACCTTATAATCAATTATTTCTCTACCATTATTTAGTGCTTCTGTGATCTCAGGATACTCACGTCTCCACTTACCGAGTTGCTTATCTGTTATTCCAATTCTGTCTGCTATATCCTTGAAAGTAAATCCATCTCTTGCCCAACATTCTAAAAGCATCAGCTTATCATCTGTTACCCAATCTTCAGGATCAGCAAACATATTTGAATGTTTTCCATTCAACTTCAATTTGTTTCTCCTTTCAAACTTTTCTTATAAATGAAACTAAGTCTGACATAACAGTATTGTTACACCAAACTTAGTAAATTGATCATACAGATCACTTATGTGGTTTTCTTACACAATTAGGTTTATACTTTTACTTAGAATAGTCCCCAGAAGCTCCAGAATGGCTCAGGATGGATTTTTATGACTTGGATGGATATTTATATAGGTTTTAGATAAAGTTCCTTTATGGGCTTTCTGGAGCCTCCAGATTCAATAGAGCATTTACTACACGTTTTGTCAACTCTGGTCCCATACCTTTGATCTGGATCAAATAGTTATATAGTTCTTTATCTGATGCAAATACAATGATTGTATTTTCTTCTGGATCAAATTGTTTGTTTGCTTCATATCCTTCTTGATACATATTTCTTCCAAAATTCTCTATCCATTCGCTCATCTTATCTCTAGACATATTTTGAATTCTTTTATATTCATTGAATGGTAACTTATATTCACTCATGTCATTATAATGCCCCTCTAGATAACCAGATGACCTCTGGATGGATTTTTATCTCTTTAATGGTAATTTATATAGCTTTTAATTTAAAGTCCTATATAAGCCTCCTAGAGCCTCACATTAGATTGTTCTTCTCCATCCAGTCTTCAAGATCACCAACATAAAGAATAAGTTCTTCTAATCTGTCATTAGGTATGCTTACCATTCCATCTGATGCAATATCTGTAAATCTCTTTGATGGTACTGGTATACTTGTTCCCTTACCAATCTTATTTGTAAACATATTGATAATATGAATTAAGATGAATACCATCATAGGAAGTAAGATCTCTCCACCAACACCATATCCTGCTCTCCAATGATAACAATATTGACCTATCCATAAACAAGCATAAGGTAATAAAAAATTGATCAATAATGTAAAGTTTCTAAGATTATCAATACACCACAAGAAAGCTTGATCAATTACATCTTTTATTGTTTCAATGAACGCTCTGAAATACCATTTCATTTTATTTCTCCTTTTGCTAATTTGTCAACATACTCATTGTATTGATTTCCTGAATGACCCTTCACTTTTATAAACTGAGGTTTTACTTTTAAGCTCATTAGGAGACTATTGAACTCAATCCATAGTTCTTTATTTTTAACATCTTTTCCATCAGAAGTTTTCCAACCATTTGTCTTCCATTTCTCTAACCATCCTTTTGTGATTGCATTGATCACATAAGCTGAATCAGAATAGATCTCATATGTATTGTTTTTATGAGTTAAATCTTTTTTAATCTTTCTAATTGCTTTTATCACAGCAAACAATTCCATCTTGTTATTTGTTGTATATTTATCTGATCCAGACATCTTCTCAAGACCTTTGTCAGATACAAATATTACTCCCCATCCTCC